CAACGAAGAAAACAAGGCAGCTGATTATGCTGTTCTTGCACAAGAGCGTGGGTTTCAGCCAACACAAAAGATGAAGGTTGAGCCCATGACTCTTAAAGCGTTAGTCCGTGAGCGTATTGAGGCGAGTAAAGAAATGCCAACGGAACTTTTCAACGTATTCGTTGGAAATAAAACAACAATAAAAAGGAAACAATAAACATGAACCAAGTACAAAGAAAAGAAGAAGCAGGTGCTTTGGCTACGAATTTATTCGAAGCTGATGCAAATGCGGGCTCTCAGAATATAACGCAAGAAGATCTTGCATTACCATTTCTGAAAGTTTTGGGACAATTATCTCCTGAAGTTAATAAACAAAATTCTAAGTTTATTAATGGTGCAGAACCTGGAATGATTGTAAATAGCGTTACTAAAGAGCTTCATGATGGAGCAAAAGGCATAGACGTTATACCTGTCCATTATGAAAGACAATATGTCGAATGGCAGGACAGAGGTGCTACTAGTACCGGTGCTCCTGTTGCAATCCATAGTGCAAGCAGTGATATTGTGAGTACAACTACTCGCGATAAATCTTGGAAGGATAGGTTACCAAATGGTAATTATCTGGAAAATACTGCTAATCACTTTGTGATTCTTCTAGGTAAAAGTCCATCAACAGCATTAATATCTATGAAAGCTACTCAATTAAAAGTTAGCAAACAATGGAACTCAATGATGTTGGGTCTTAAGCTTCCAGGTAAGAATGGTATGTTCACACCGCCAACATATAGCCACATTTATAATCTAAAGACTGTTCAGATGTCAAATGACAAAGGAACATGGTTTGGATGGGATGTATCTCAAGTTGGTCCAGTCACAGATACAGGTATTTATCAAATTGCTAAAAATTTTGCTGAAAAAAATAGCAAAGGTTTAGTGAAAGTTAAACACGGATCTGAAGAAACAAAAGACTCAACACCTTACTAAACGAATCCTAGGTAGTGGGCGTCTAAGCGAGAGTGGATACGCCCACTTTTAAGGTGTTATGATAAAAAAATTTAGAAGTATATTTACAGGATTAGAAGAAAGATTTGGTTACCATATAGTCGAAAACCAAAACAGTAGCTCTACAAAAAAGTCAGGGGTTTCTAGAACTTCTGATTACAACCATGATGATTCCATGTGGCAGGCCCACTTAGATGGTAAAAAATTTAATATTAAAACTAAAAACGGAGACATTCAAGCAGATAGTTTAGGTATATGTCCCATTAATAAAGAAAGCAAATGTAAATGGGGAGCAATCGATCTTGATAACTATAAACCTGATTTAAAAGAACTATTTAAAAAATTAAAAAGTATAAACGTCCCTGTTATTCCGATGAGATCTAAAAGTGGTGGCGTACATGTATATGTTTTCTCAAAAGAATACGTCCCTGCAATGTTAATGAGGGAAAAACTTCATTCAATCAAACATATTTTTGGTGTAGAAAAACCAGATAGAATTTTTCCAGTTCAAAAATATTTAGATTTAGATAAAGGTTCCGCAGGGAGTTGGATAAATCTTCCATACTATAATTACCAAAACACAGAAAGATATATGATAAAAGAGGACGGATCAAAAGCATCTATAGAAGAGTTTTTTGAGGTACATGAAAAAAGTTTAATTACAATTGATCAACTTAAAAAATTAGAATGTGTCTTAAGTGGGGATGATTTTAAAGATGGGCCCCCTTGTCTACAAACTTTGGCTAGTTTTGGAATAGAAAGAGGTGCCAGGGACGAGGTTTTATTGGACATGACTAAATATTTAAAAATGCGTTTTCCTGATGACTGGGATAATAAAGCAGGGGAATATAATAAAAAATTTTTTAAACCAGAATTAACATATAAAGAAGTTCAAAAGGTTGTAAATTCTAGGGAGAAAAAAGATTACGCCTATAGATGTAACCAAGATCATTTAAGCAAATTTTGTAACAAAGGTGAATGTATCTTGAGAAAGTTTGGAGTTAAATCAATTAAAGGATTACGAAACACGGCTCTCGGACCATTATCTTATATTAGATCAACACCAAGACAGTGGTTTTTAGGGTTTGATGGAGACGAAGTAAAATTAAATTCTAAGGAATTAATTAATCAACAATTAGCTCGAGAAGCAGCAACAGAACAAACAGGTAAAAGTCCACCAAGAATGAAACAGGTGGATTGGGATACGGCAGTTATTGAGTTACAAGAAAGAGCTACAGGAGAAGACGCACCAGAAGAAAGTATGCCAATGTTTAAATTAAAGGAAATCATGAAAAACTTTTGTTTCAAATCACGGAGAAGCGAAGATAGAACGCATATCGATAGAAAACCTTTTGTTGATACGAAGAAAAAAATGGTTCATTTTACCTTTGACAATTTATTTACTCATTTAGTAGACGAGAAAAAATGGAAATTTTCAGAAGAGAATACTCATTTATTTTTAAAAAAAATGGGTGGAGTAACAAGAGACAAATTACATATTCAAGGGAATATAAAAAGAAATGTTTATTCTGTTTCCAGCGCCAATTTCGAAGAAGAAAAATTAGTTCGTGATAAAATAGAATTTTCGAACGAGAAGAAGGAGAACTTTTGAAAAAAATTGTCCCCGACTTGTATAGAACAACTAAAATTTTTGGTCCACCTGGAACAGGAAAAACAACTCGTTTACTAGAAATTTTAAGAGAAAAATTAGATTATGGCTATAGTAAAGAACAGATTTGCTTAGTAGGGTATGCTAGAGCAACAGCTACTACTCTTAAGATCCGATGCAAAGACGAGTTTAATTTTAAAGAAGAAGAATTAGATTCTATAAGAACCCTCCATTCTCTATGCAAAAATGCTTTACCCAAGGAACTTCAATTGTTAACCAATTCAGATAAAAAATATTTAAATAGAATATTAAACTGGCCTCAATCTGAGTGGGTTACTAGAGAACAATATAAAAAACAAATCAGGGAAGAGGATGATCCAGAAGATGATGATGAAGAAAAGAAAGAGGAAGAAAGAAAAAGAAGAGAATTTTTAGAAAACAAACTGGATTTAATTACTAAAGGACGCAGTACTTTTTCTCACGGAAATTCTTGGCTATCAGTTAAAAATTATTTTGAAGAAGTTCAGGAGGATTACAAATTCAATAATATACAATTAGATGACTTAGAATTCACCTACGATACATATAAAAAGTATAAAAAAGCCTACGGAATAATAGATTTTGTTGATATGCTAGCTATGACTTTAGAATCTGACATAGTTCTCCCTAATTATAATATTTTATTTGTGGATGAGTGCCAGGATTTAAATCCCTTGATGTGGGGAGTTCTAGATAAAATGTTCAAAGGAACAGGGGACAAACAAGTCTACCTAGCCGGGGATGATGATCAATCCATCTACGGTTTTAACTGCGCTGATCCAGATACATTTCTTTTTAGGAAATGTAATCAACCAAACATTTACCTACCAAAATCATACAGACTGCCCAAGAAAATAAAGGATTTTTCTCAAAGTATAATAGAAGAAATTAGTCCTGAGTTCAGGGAGGAAAAAAAATTTTCCCCTAGAACCAAGTTTGTAGATGGTAAGGATACAGGAGAAATAGTTCAAGGGAGAATAATAGATGTTTTTGGTTTAGACGAGATAGATAAATTATTTGAGATAGAGGATTGGATTATGTGTGCTAGAACGGGGGCCTGGACATTTGATTTTAAAAAACAATTAGTGAAAAAAAAATTACTTTGGAAATCTAAGAGCACTGCGGGTACAAAAAGAGATTTTAACTACTCGATTAAAGATAAGGTTGTAGAAATTTTAACCATTTGGGATAACTTAAAAAAAGGTTATAAAATAGAAGGCAGGCAAATTTGCGATCTTATTCAATTGATAGATAAAAAATTTTTAAAAATTTTAAAAAAAGAACATATCAAAGAAAAAAGCAATCTTTTCTTATCTGATCTCTCTTATGACAGGAATGATTTATTAACTAAAAATGTTTTTAAACAAGAGTTTAGTTTTGACAAAGATTGGTTTGATTTTGTAACTTTTAAACGAGAACACGTTTCCGAAGGTGGTAAATATAAAAAAGGTGTTTTAATAAAATTGTTTGATGATCAGGAAGAGATACAACAATATATCATAGAGATTTGGAAAAAAGATCCTACTCTTAGAAAGTCAAGTATTACAGTAGGAACTATTCATTCAGTGAAAGGAAGAGAAGCTACAAACGTCATTGTATGTGATGTATGGGGCTCTCTTTGTATGAAAAGCTATAAAAATATGACTCCTTTTTTTAGAAGAGAAGAAATTAGATGTGCTTATGTAGGTGTGACTCGAAGTAAAAAAAATTTATATATGTATAGACCAGTGTGTAATACCAGATTTGGGGAAGCCCATTTTCCTCTTTTAGAAAGGGAAAAGTATGAGTGAAGAAGAGTTTTATAGATTTATAATGAGAATGGAAAGAGAAATTTATGGGGATGAAGAAGATGAGTAATGTATATAAAAAACAAATTGGCGGAACACACTATCAGGATTTTAAAATTCAGCCAAGTAAATTCGTAATCGAAAATGAGTTGCTATACCCTGAAGGATGCGCTATAAAATATATCTTGAGACACAGATTGAAAGGAAAAAAACAAGATTTAGAAAAAGCAATTCACTTTATAGAAATGATTATTGAAAGAGATTATAAAGAGGAAATAAAAAAAGAAGAAAGTAAACCAAACTCATGGGGAATAATTAAATAATGCAAAAACCTCTTTTTACAATCCCAACAGAATGGGTACACCCTATTTCTTTTCCAGACTTATCTGCGTATGAAGAAATTTCAATAGACTTAGAAACAAAAGATCCAAACCTAATTAAAATGGGGCCAGGAACTTTTAGACAAGATGGAGAAGTTGTTGGAATAGCTGTTGCTGTTTCTGACTGGTCTGGGTACTATCCGATCGCTCATGAGGGTGGAGGAAACATGGACCGAGAGCAGGTTCTTAAATGGTTTGCTGATGTTCTTAAAACAGATTCTCTTAAAATATTTCATAATGCTATGTATGATGTCTGTTGGATTCAAAGTTTAGGTCTAAAAATAGACGGTAAAATCGTAGACACTATGATTGCAACATCTTTAGTAGATGAAAACAGATTTAAATATGATCTTAACTCTGTTGCTAAAGAATTTACTGGAATGGGAAAAAATGAATACGCATTACAAGAGGCTGCTGCTGCATGGGGTGTAGATCCCAAATCAGAGATGTACAAACTTCCTGCGCTATATGTGGGAGAGTATGCTGAAAAAGATGCTGAGATTACTTTAGCTTTATGGCAGGAGCTTAAAGCAGAAATCTTGAAACAAGACTTACAGGCTATTTTTGATTTAGAAACAGAATTATTTCCTTGCTTAGTGGAAATGAAATCAAGAGGAGTAAAAGTAAGTTTAGATCACGCGGCACATGTAAAAAAACAACTTAAAAGACACGAGGACCAATATTTAAATACTATAAAAAAAGAAGTGGGTTTTTTCCCTGAATTATGGGCAGCGAGAAGTATTGCAAAAGTTTTCGATTGTTTAAAACTAGACTATCCAAGAACAGAAAAAACTAAAGCACCTTCTTTTAATAAAAACTTTTTAAAAAATCATGACAATTATATAATTAATCAAATTAATTCTGCGAGAGAGGCAAATAA